ACATTGTTTATTCTGTTTAATGTTGGCTTAGCAATCTGAAAAAGATGTTCCGAAATTGGTTGAACAGAGGGTAAATCCTCATTCATCAAATAACTTTCTATTAAAGTGTGAGTGTCAGTTCCTCTACTTGTCGCTCTCTTTGTGATTTGGTCTGCTTTCTCAGTACCAACTCTTTTTCTCCAATCATTAAAAAAATCTTTCTTATAATGACTGATGACAGAAGTGATTGATACTAATTTTTTATTTCCAGAAGGAGTAGAGTAATAACGAACACCATCAATCATTTCCCTCTTAAGAGAAGGAAGGTTCAATTCAACATGATTAAACATTACAATCCAAGTTCCATTTTAGCAACAATGTATTCTTTACAGAGTCCAGAACGAACAATATCTTCTGCACCAAACTCAATGGTATCGAAAGAAGGCATGTTCTGAAGGATTCTCATGAAATCCACAATACCATTCCTCTCATTAGTTTTTACAAGATCGGACTGTGTAGCATCACCACAGAACATAATTTTAGAGTTTTCACCAACACGAGTGATAATAGAATCAAGCTCATGAAAGTTGAGGTTCTGAAATTCATCAACAATAATGATTGCATTGTCTAGAGTAGTTCCCCGAATGAAAGAAGTGCTCCAAAAACTAATAGTACCTTGAGTTTTTAAATTGCCATATAACATTTCAAATGAAGAATCATCAGGCATTTCAAACATGTACTTCACCATATTTTTATATGGAATCTGATAAAGAGATGATTTATCTTCATGATCTCCGGGAAGGAAACCAATCTCACGAGTTGCAACTAGAGACCTTACTAGATAAATTTTTTCGTAAGGTGTCTTTTCACTTAAAACATCTCTCAATGCATTATAGAGTGTAATAAATGTTTTACCTGTACCAGCAGCTCCATAAGCTACAAGGTTTTGTTCTAACTTATATCGATCAAATAGCTTTTCTTGATTATCAGTTAATGGTTCAATCGTTTTCATGATATCAAGATTGATTGGCTTTTTTCTTTTCATTTGCCGATTACTCATTCCAAATGGTACTGGATTCGATGCTCTTTTACGTGCCATATATTAGAGAGGTTTTACTTTTGATCCAGGCATTTTTGAAGCACGATGAAGTACTTCATTCCATCCCGGATTTTTGTTTACAAGTTTTTGTTGCCACTCACCTACTTCACCGACCCCAGCACATCCTTGAGACCAATCTTTGTCCCAATCTGGATTGTCTTTCCTCCACTGATCATAATCAGCAACTGTCATGGTAAGTTCTTGTGTCTCACCTGTCTTAAGATTTTTAACTGGATATACTGGCATTGTTAAGAATAATGTATAGGGATATTTATTCAATGGTAATAGAAGGTGCATCATTACATTCGGGACACCCTTCACGAGTCCACCCAAGTGCTTCGGATACATTAGGAAACTGACAGGTAAAGATACAACGCACCAGTTCTGCGATTTCCATGTGTTCCTTCTGTGTTCCGTGTGCTGAACGCAAATCAATGTAATGAATCCAAGACCTCACCGAACCCGTCATATAAAGGCGTGTAGGGGTCGCCAGAGGGAGTACAAACCTCGCACACTCCTTTGCTACTCCTTTCTCTAGAAGACGATTGTAGAGGCGTAGAGAGTGCTCAAAATGAACGCGAATATCCTCTGTAAGAGTCAGACGTAAGTAGTCAGGAATATCATCAATTGAGTTCTGACGATTTTTTGTATCCTGTCTACGGAGTTCTGGCAAAGGAATAGTTTTACCAAGAAGAGTACTGTCAGCGTAACGTTGCGAAAACTCTTGATATGTGAATGACCTATGGCGAAGAATCTGAGCAGCGATACCGCGAGTCGTATTAATCTCCACAGTCATGCTGGCTTGTTCGAAGATTGACCAGTGCTGATGCTGAATACAATACTTAAGAAGTCCAGAGAACTTTTCATTCTCTTGATTAGCTGGATTACTTACACGAGCACAGTAAGCCATATGCTTTTCTGCGTCTGGTGTAACACTAATGAGTTTTACTTCTGGTTTCATAAACTCAAATTCATCGTACATCATATTCATTTTCTTCGTCATAAAATACTTCGTCGTAATCAGTTAAAAAGTTTTTAATTTCTTCATAATGAGAATCTTTAATGTCAGAATCAATTTCTTCTTTAAGGCATTCAACCAAAGATTCAAGATTTCTGACGATTAACTTAAGTTTTTCTCTATCCATTTCTTTAAAACTTAGTCCAAAGTATTATAAACAAAAAAAAGAGGGAAGTCAAGTTCCCTCTGATTCAAACATTTTTTCAAACCATTCCAACAGATGAATACGATAACAAGACCAGTAATGACATCCACGATATGTTAAAAGATAACAAGCAGGACCTCTACTGTCCTTGTCCATATCATCATAGTGGTAACGGTAATTTTCCATTACTTACTGAGTAATAGAACTTCAATATATATGAGATAAATGAACGCTGTTGATGCACCTGCAATAGCGGCGATTGTAGAAATCACTTTCCTGCTCCAGCATTTGCAAGGAGTGCTTGATATCGACGATTCTCTTTTTGCTTCTGCTCTTTAATGAGTTGAAGTACGTTGAGTTTCTTCATCACTTGTGACCCTCTTTAGTAAACTTAACACCACGATAGGTTTCGTTGTACTGTTGAGGTTGTTGCATCATTTGTTGCTGATACTCCAGACGCTTCTGAGTATCATATTCGATACCACGATATACTACTTTAGCCATTAGGATTTCCTCCAAAGAAATGAGATTTTTAAGTCCCGTTCCTTCGGGCGGTTTGCGTTCGCCATTTGCGAATAGCGAATGAACGTTCCGTTCCGCCGTCCTACTTGCGTCGGATTTCTCCGATGAACGTAAGGTCATTATAGACCCGTTGAATTATGTAGTCAAGTAGGTTTGTAAAATGTTATACTATTTTTATTGTTTCTTAATCTTTGTTCTTTCTATCGTATTGATGCCACTTACACCAACCATCAGGTGATATCTTACCAGTCACAGCAGTACAAGCATTCGGTGGTCTCCACATATTACAATTAGAGCACTTCTCATTTCCTTTTGGTTCATTGATATATCCTGCAGTTCTCTTTGAAGATTTTTCTTCTTCTGATAAAAATTCTTGAAAAGATTTCATTAATCTCTCTGTCTCCAGTCCTCGGGTTTATCTTGAATAAAGAAATCCAAAATATCATCAGCACTATTAAATCCTGTCTTATGATTTGTAGGATCAGGATCTCCAAGATCTAGAGCGTTCATAAAACCATCAAGGCTATCTTCAGTCATTTCTGGATTTGATGCACGTCTTCTTGCTTGACGAAGAATGGTTGCGGCAGAACGATTTGCTTTACTAAGTTTTTCTGCCCATATAATCTCACTCAATTCTACTGTTTCTTGTTTTGCAATTTTTTCACATATTTTCTCAAGACGAATTCTATATTGAGTAGAAAGCATAGTATTCTCCAAGTATAGTGTATTTAGTTAACGTTCAATATAACTGAGTGTGTGTTCCTGAGCATAAAGTTGTTGAATGATGATATCACATCCAATCTTTGGATTGCAGTCGCCACATGTATAAACATCCACTGCTGCTTTTCCTTCTTCAGGCCAAGTATGAATACTAATATGACTTTCAGAAAGCAAACAAATAGCAGTGACACCCTGCGGTTCAAACTTCTTTGAAATGGTTTGGATTACTGTGGCACCACTTGCTACGGCTGCGTTCTCTAATAAGTCAATAAGACATTTTTCATCATCCAGAAGAACAAAAGAACAACCATAAAGGTTGAGAAGATAGTGTTTACCCATTGTCAGTATTTCCCAAAAGATCACTGACGATTTTTTCTGTACCGTCTATCTTTTTCACACTATACAATGGGGAACGCATATACTTTTTAATCTTCTTATATTTCTTAAGAAGATTTTTTACTTCATCTTTGTTGATTGATACTTCAATCTTTTCTTCACTAAAACCTTCACTCATCTCTTTTTCTTTTTATCTGGTGATTTATATCCCCACAGTTTTGGGTTTACTCTTCCATATCCAAAATCAATCTTACGAACTGCTCCTGGGCCATACTTATCATAATAAAAGTCAAACAAATCAACTCTCTTCCTACAACGAGTTACATCCATAAAAGTTTCATCATCAATATTATACCAAATTAGATACGCATCATTTGGAAGTGATGAATCTTTTGCTTGAACCATAGTTGCCCTTTCAAAAAGGATTTCACATCCATATTCATGAGGCAGATATTTTGAAATTTCTCTATTTGTATCTGCCATAACTTTCTCCGCAACTACACTCACGAACGATTACCCCATTTAATATCAGGATAAGCCTCTTTAACATTCTCAAATGTTATTTTATATTTATCGGTAAGTTTTTTATCTTTTGTAAGAACTAATACCTCTGCTTCTTTGGGATGAAGTCCTCTAAGCAGATTAATGAACATCATTTCTCTACGAATATTGTTCAGTCCATTATTTCCACCTTTTACATAATGATAAAGATTTTGATATTCTCTGCGTAGAGATGTCTTACCTCTTCCATCCAAATCTTGACCTGTTGCAGATTCTCCACCCCTTATTTCCTTTTTAATATTATCAGATAATGTTCCCGAATACACAGTTTGCTCATTAACATCTGCATAAGGAACATCACCCTCTGGAATGAGAGAAATTACAGTTTCATCAAAGTTCCAAATAAAAATTGTCTTGATTGAATCGTGTGCATAAGTTTTTAGAACTTCTACTTTCTTAGCATTACTTCTTTGTTTTGAAGCAAGTTCTAAAATCTCAAAAATAAAAGGATTTGTTGGAAGAGTTTCGATTGGGTTTTCAGTCGTCTTCTTCCTCTTCGTCGTAGTCGTAGTCATTTTCAAATCTCACTGCTAAAATTTCGTCCGGAATTATGTTTCCATTTTCGTCAAACATTTCTGGGTGTGTATATCCCATATATGAGCTCTCATAGAAATGTTGCTT